CTATGGCGGAAAGGTCAAAAGGTTCTCTGTGGGCGCTAATGGGTGTAGCATCTGTAGGCGGTGGAATCATTACCTATATCGCAGAATTCTTTATTAAAAAATGAATCTCCAAGTAAATGATTCCTTATCCAAATGGAATAAGACAGAGGAATTTAAACTTCAGGTAGCTAGAAACCAAATCCGAGGGCATCAGATTAGGCACATCTTTGGCTATAACCCTGATGTAGATCAAGCAGCAGAAGAAACTGTATGGACTGCTGGCGGTCTTTATACTCATGCAAGTTCACCAACAATAATGACTGTTTCCTCTACAAGCACATCAGATACTTCAGCAGGAACAGGCGCAAGGCAAATATATATTTTAGGCATCAATGGAACAGGCGGAGAAGTTTCTGAAACAATAACTCTTAATGGTCAAACTGCTGTAAATACTGTTCATCAATACACAGAAATCCAATCTTCCTTAGTAACTTCTGTAGGATCAGGCGGTAGTAATGTTGGCAATATTTCGATTGGAACTGGAACAGTAACAGGCGGAGTTCCTGCTGTTATTTATGGGCATATGCTTGCTGGTGAGAATGGCTCTCTTATGGGGCATTACACAGTTCCAATAGGATATACAGGCTATCTTATGGCTGGATCTATTTCTGCTGGTTCAACTCAGGCAGGAAAGACAATAACAGGCAGGCTCAAATATAGAGATCCTACAGGCATTATTCATACTTCTGCGATTGTTTCCTTTTCAGAAGGTAAAGTTCCTTTTGATTTTGACTATCCAATTCGCCTAGAAGCAGGATCTTGCATATCAGCTACAGTTAAATCTACTTCCGATAATGAGCAAGTTTCTTGCTACTTTCAATTATTGCTTATTAAGAATCAGGAGTAAGTATGATTTTAGAAACAATCATTGGCGCACTTGTTCCTGTAGGCATAGAAGGCATTAAACAAATTATAGGCAAGTTTACTGGTGGAGTTCGCCCCACTACTATTGCCGAGCAAATACAGCTTGATCAATCAGAGATACAGCGCATAGAAGCGCTTGCAAAGCTCGATAATCCCTATGGTCAGCCTAGCCAATGGGTAATTGATTTAAGGGCTTCTGCTCGCTATATAGGGGCTTTAGTAGTTATTGCTTTGGGCATCTCAACTCTTTATTTGCCTGTAGATCCATATATTCAGCGCATTGGATTGGAAGCAGCCAATATTGCATTTGGCTTCTTATTTGGTAGCCGAATCATGGCTAATCTTGCGAAGAAATGAATAGCTCGCATCTAGCACTTCTTGGAATCCATGAGAATTGGTATGATGCATTGCAAAATACTTTTAACAAGTATCAGATAAACACCATTAAAAGGCAGGCTCATTTTATTGGGCAATGCGCCCATGAGAGTAATTGGTTCAATATCCTAGAAGAAAATCTAAACTACTCAGCCCAAGGGCTAATGAGCATTTGGGGATCTCGATTCCCTACTATTGAGATAGCGCAACAGTATGCCAAACAGCCCGAAAAGATCGCTAATAAGGTCTATGGTGGGCGCATGGGCAATCTAGAAGATGGTGATGGCTGGAAGTATCGGGGCAGGGGAATTATTCAGCTTACAGGGCGAGAGAACTACAGGAACACAGGAAGGGCTTTAGGATTGGATTTAGAGGGCTTTCCTGAGCTTGCTTTAGTTCCTTTGTATGCTTGCCTATCCGCAGGGCATTACTGGTCTAAAAAGGGCTTAAATGAGCTTGCAGATAAGGATGATTACAAAGAAATAACTAGGCGCATTAATGGCGGTCAAACTGGAATCATGGATCGCATCTACAAAACCAAGAAAACAGAAGAAGTTTTAGGTAGGCAAATTTAGGCTTCTATAGATCTTGCCATCTTCCCATTGTTTATCTTGCCCTGCTTGCTCATATAGCTCTATAACCTTCTCAGGGTAAACCATTATAGGCTTCTGCTCTGTGAAACAGAATGCATAGATTAGGGGCGCTTCTTTGGTGGAAAACCATTCTAGGAAAAGCGGAATCATCTTAACTTCTGATTGCTTAAAGTTTCCTGTTCCTTTTACATTCACCACAAAGGTATGCTTGCCAGTATCCACTATGTAATCAGGCAGATTGCGGATCATTGTATTGAGCTTCCAATAGTGATCTATCTCATTATTCTTTTCATCGAATCCTAAGCGCCATAATTTGTATTTCATCTTTAGGCAGTAATTCTCGAATAGAATCTCGCCATGATTCACTAGCTTTTGGCGATCTAAGAAGGAAGCAATATTTTTCATGCTAGTTTGATAAGAGGTGAACTAGCCAAAAACCCACATGAAGTAGAGCTTATCTCTCTAGTTTTCATGGTGCTTTGTGTGATTCTTCTTTAGCTTGAATAAGCGGTTCAGCTATCTCTAAAGCATCTAGCTGTTTAGCTAGAGCCTGTAAGATTGCAGATACCGAATGCCCTTGCCTAAGAAACTTCTGCACCAATTCGCTAAGATCCTTTTCCATAGTTAGAATGGGATAGTGTCATCTACAAGATCATCTGATAATTTCTTTGCTTTTGGCATTTCATCATCCCCTTTGGCTTTGAAATTATCCTTTTGCTTTGGCTCTGCAAAATTAAGCCAGCCATCCCAATTCACAGGGATCTGCTCGATCTTTGCAGCCATTCCGCCTTGCTTGGTATCCATTACAACTCCGCATTTAACCCATCGGGTTTTATCTGCGCCTGTGGAATCTTTGTAAACTCCGCCTTTTGCTAATAGATCATATTTAATTGCCATACATTTTCCTTTTTAATTGTTCCAATGCTTGTTCAACTTCATTTAAAAACTGTTTAACTTCTGATTCCATTTCCTGAATATATGAATCATCCCTATTCAGGCGCACTACAAACAACTGAAGCTCCTCAGGCATCCTAGGATCAAATGATACAAAATCACACCATTTGCGCCCTGTGCAAGCCATCTGAGCCATCATTTGTGGGATATATCTACTGGGTGGTTTCCCATCCTGTATATATTCGATATGGGTAGTAGTGTTAGGGCATTTGATTTCCAGTAGCCCATCTTCACCTATTAGCCCATCAGGAGAACATCCAAACCATTCGATAGTAGGATGATCCATAAAGGGGATTTGCTCAACAAACAAACCCCTATAAGTTTCATATGCAATCCGCGCGAATGGCTCTTGATCTGTTCCCCATTGCATTGCTGAGTTAGTAAAAGAATCGGCAGGCTTGCCAGTTAATCTCTCAGCAACAAGATCCATCCTGTAATTCTTGCGCCCTGCGGATTCTCCTGATTTAACTTTAGAAAGCACATCTGCAACTTTAGAAGCTGTAACCTTGCCAGCCCTGAGCATCTTCCACTCTAATGAGCCTTGCTCGATTGCAGTTGCAGATACTCGATCCTCTGTAGTAAATGTAGTTATGATTTCTCTCCTTGTTTCAATTTAATAAGCTCTTGTAGTTGCTTGCTGAATTGCTCCGCAGCCTGCGCTGCTTTTAGAGCATCATCCCAATGCTTAGTTAAACAAAATCTATACACATTGTTTACAGCCAGCTTGGTATCTAAATAGATTTCAGCATAATCTTCTTCTTGCATTTCATTCCTTATCATCATCTGAGATTGGTTCATAATCATTAACCTGAATAAGCTGAGTTTCCCCATCTTTTTCAAATTGCTTTTGTAGCTCTTTGCTCATTGCTTCAACTGCTGCTTTCCATCCAAGGGCAAAGAAATCTTCAGGCTTCTCTACTGGCTGATCCAGTTTGTTGAATGCTTCTAAGCAGAGCTTATTATCTATCATTTTTGCGCTTCCATTTAAAAGGATAAATCTCAGGTTTCTCAGGATTTACATCCTCAAGAGTTCTACTTAGCTTATCTCTGAACTCCTTCCATTTAGCCTGATAATAAGGCTGTTCGCTGGCAGGGATATAGTTATATATCTTGCGCCATCTAATAGTAATATCAGTAGTGCTAGGTGTATAAATAAAATCATCTTGTTTCATTTTTTTTGCTCCTATATCTTTGTTGAGATTGGCGAGCAAGACAAAATTCACACTTCCATCTTTTTATCTTGCTACTTGTTTCCACTAATTTAAAACCTTCTGCATTGCGCATTGCTTGGCAACTACTACAGAATTTCCTTTGTATTCCATCCATCTTTTAAATAGCCCCATTCACTAGCATCTAAAACAGCAGATAATTTATTGCACACATCACAGCTATCAATCCATACTCTGTATTCATGGTGCTTTGGTTTCTGTGTTCCCCATTTAACTCCACAATCATGGCACACATTATCAGGCTGATCATCAGCTAGTCGCATTGAAGCTCCCTTTCTTAATATCATATGCATCTTTTAATTGATTAGCTAAACTCTTAAACTTTTTGAATTTAAGGTAGCTTTCTTGAAACACAGTCCTAAGATCATCAGGAGTTGTAGTGTTTTTAATCTTATCTATGTAAGCAGTAACTTCATCTGCTGGATCTTCTTGATCTTCAGGCGGTATATCCTCATTCTGATAGATAAACAAGCCAACACCAAAACAGGCTATGCATTTTGTAAGCACTCGCATTTGCGCATCGCTAATTTTTCGGGCATCGGGCTGCTTAACTGCATTGCCCCTGTTATCCATAACAGCAAGTTGCATATTCATGATTTTGCCGAAAGCATGAACCGAGCATGAAACCATTACAGTATCGCCATAATAAATTGGCGGATGAAATTCCCAAGTTGCATTAGGATCATTCATCAGCAATACATCCACAGCATATGCCCATGAAAGGTAGTTGAGAGATCCCTTTTTCTTTATGCGATCTGTTACATCTATTTTTCTTAATTCTTCAAATTTATTCATAGTTCATCATCCGCTTGAGCAATAGCCTTTTCTTCCCAATAGGTATAAACAGCCGATTGGATCAGTAAGCCTAGTGTTGCTTTGTCATTTGTTATTAGCGCCTGCTCTATTGATTCCTGATGCTTGTATAAGCATTCCTCATAGATCGCTTCCATAAAGTTATCAAACTTATCAGGATTCATTTCCCCATGTAGAAGCTCTGTGATTCTCTCATCTATCTGAGCTTCTCGATCTCCGCTTTCTCGATAAGGAGATTCCAGCCATGCATCATATTTATTCATCTTGTTTCCTTTACTTAGTGATATACCAAATATATTGCGCAAAAATAAACAGGGCTATTGTTGCAATTACCATATGCCAATTCTTGAGTTTCATTTTGTTTCCTTTGTTTGTTGATTGTTTAATTGATCAATGCAGCTATTAAGAATATTCATTGCTTGCTCTACATATACAGCAGGATGAGGAGTAAGTTTGCAGTTTGCATTTTTAACAGCTTCTCTTGCTTTAGCAATCTTTGAAGCCATAATTCTTTGTTGTAAGAAGTTCATCTTGTTTCCTTAATGCGCCCCTAAGGGCGCTGTTAGTTTATTTAACTTTTTTGCTATTTTTGCACTCAGGTAATTTGCCTGTATAAAATCTCCATGCTCCTGATCTTGGATCATGTCCGCCTTTTGTTCCTCTGCATCCGCAAGTAACTTTTACTTCATACCAAGGCTTTCCATCTTCATCTGAATAAACAATTTGAGTTGCTGGATGAAACATACCAAAGCCAATTTTTGCAGATCCTTGATTGCTTTCTTTTACAGTTAGTTTCATTTTGTTTCCCTTTTTGTGTAATTAAGCAAAAGCGCTTAGTAGAATCATAACCGATTTGTAGAGAAATCTACAATTATTTACTAGGTATTTTCCCTAATCTACATAAATCTATGAATCTACAGGAAAAAGGGCTAGAATCTACATAGTTTCTACAAAAGGAGAAAGCATGGAAGCGGTGCAACAAACTCAATTTGATAAGGCTTTAGGGGTATTTGGCTCAATCAAAGGCATGGCAGAAAAGGTAGGTGTTAAGTATGTATCTTGCTATGCATGGTATATGAGGGGCGGAAAGATCCCTAAAAAGCATCATAATGCGGTCATACAGGCTTCTGAAGGCAAATTAACAGCCCAAGATCTTGAGTAGCCTAAATCAGCGCACAATAGCCCTATATGAGCAACAGGGCTATAAATGCGAGGTGGTGGAATCCTACAATGCCTTTACCAAGCGCAAAAAGGATCTTTTTGGGATCTTTGATGTGCTGGCAGTAGGAAACTGTGAAACTATTGGGATTCAGATTACAAGCAAACCAAATATGTCAGCTAGGATCAAGAAAATTCAAGAAAGCGAATATATAGTAGAACTTATTAGATCAGGCTGGCGAGTTGTAGTGATTGGGTGGTTTAAAAATCCCAATGGAAGGTATGATTACAAACTTTTCGAATTTTGATTTATAATTTTTACAGCAGATTGATCCCTGCGCATTTAATCCCATAAAGACCCCTTCGGGTTGCTTTGAGCATTTAGCAAAATTTGTGGGATATTTTGTTAAGTGGGATCAACTTAGAGCAACTCCAAGGGGTTTTTCTATTTCTGCTCGCACTCCTAGCGATATTAAGCACCTGAATGGGTGGCGAGGAAGGAAACACAGGCTCATTACCCGATGGCAAGCCTAGCAGCCTTAAATGGGGACTGCACAAATTTGTAAGCAAAATGGGTGAAATCTAGCTTGCAAATGAGTTGAACATTATCTCAGGAAGGATTGGGGTTATATCTTTATATAACTTGGATCAGGTAGGTAGCTTCTTAACTGCTATCACCCTTGGATAGACTTTGGATAAAGACTTATACTTTATGCATGAGAAAAAATGCTCCGATTAAAACTTGCATCTGCGGATTAGATTTTGCAGTTCTCAGTTTTATGAAAAGTAGAGTTCGGGGATATTGCTCCCATAAATGCCGAATCAAAACAATCCTAGAAAAAATAAAAGCTCGGCAGCAGAAACTAGGTAAAAACCCCTAGCAAAATATTCTCTACATTTGTAGATCTTTAGTGTTAAGATTGTAGAAGATCGACAAGGAGAGAAAATGAAAATCAGGCTGGCAATTTGTGTAGTTACAGTTTTAGCTGCAATCTTTATTGCTGAAAGCGCTAGAGCAGAAGCAATCGCTAAAACCCCTAATAATGGTGGTGGCTTTATTGTTTTAACTAATGAGCCATGCATCTATAAAGGCAAAGACTATTCGCCTTTAAAAAGAGCCTATTCCTATACTGCAAGGGGATATACCTTTGAAGGTTGCTTTGGCATTGAGGATGAAACAGTAATAACTGTATGGCAAGATGGCAATGAACAAAGAAGGTATCCAGTTTCTAATTTTGAACTCATTAGAAAAGGGCAAGCAATATGAACTTCTTGATTGCTGGTTTCTTGTTAGTAAACTTTAATGCTGGCTTTTGGTGGTGGTTAGGTTATTTTGGTTTTGCAGTTCTTCATCTAATTTCTTTGATTTTTGAAATAAAAAAAGAGATTACAACTGTTAAGGATCAAAAAAAACCACAGTTATTAAAAGCCAATGGCGAGCCTTATACAGAAGCAGATTTAGAATTTATTTGGAAGCATGGGTATCAATCGGCATTAGAGATGGTTCAACAAACTAAACAGTAAGTTACAGAAAGGGAAACAAAATGGAAACAATCAGAATTGAACTACACATTCCTCATCCAGTAGAGCCTGAGAAAAAGAAAAGCTGGCTTTACAATTACTTCTATGAGCTTGGCAAAACTTATGCGAAATCAAACAAGCCTAGCGATCCCTACAAAATAAAACCATTATTTAAAACTGATTGGAACAGAGATTACTCTGATTTAGATACTCCTACAGTTTTCAGAAAGGAGAAAAGATGCTAATTCCTATTCCCTTCCTTGGATGGTTTGAAGATGAAGAAGAAACTAAACCAATGCCATATGAAAAAATAATCGAGCTATGGCTTGATAAGCAATCAAACCTTAACAGCGCAATGAATGTTATTGAATTTGTTAGGGAGATAGAAAAGCATCATGGCATTCATTAAATGGGCAGGAACAATTCTTTGCTTGGTAGGAATAGCCCTAACTTCTTTTAATATTTATCCTATGAATATTTTTCTTAGCTTAATTGGAAGTGGTTTATGGGCTTATGCTGGCTATTTACAAAATGATGCTCCATTGTTTCTAGTAGAGATTGTTGCTGTTGCTCTCTACATAGCAGGAGCATTATCTTACATTGCAATTCAATTAACAAAATGGGGGCTTCTATGAAGGAAGAAGCAATTAAGCTGGCAGATCAGCTTGAAAATGAATGTGAGCCATATGTGCAACTTGATCAGATTACATTCCAAAAAGCTGCAAAGATGCTCAGAGATCAGGCTAATTTAATTCAACACCTTAAATCACAATTAATTTATGACAGACTTGTTCGGAAACTTGATGGAAGTAACCATTGATGAAAAAGATACTACAGGAGATTTTGAAGTTTTTTGGCTGGCTTATCCAAGAAAACAAGGTAAGCAAATGGCAAGAAAGGCTTGGAATAAACTTGATTCCGCCCAAAGAGAGAAGGCGCAAGCGGAGATTTTGAATCATGTAAGATATTGGGCGTTACATGAAACGCACCAATGTTTTATTCCGCATTGCAGCACTTGGCTTAATCAGGCTAGGTTTGAGGATGTTTTAGACTTTACTCCAGTTAAGAAAAAGGAATCTAAGGAATGGATGCTTACAAATGAAGGCATTGAACAGAAAGCTAAAGAGCTTGGTATTCTTGGGAATGGCTATGATACTTATCAAACTCTTAAAATCAAATGCTTGAAAAAGCTAGGCATGAGTGTGCAGTAAGGCAGCTATGCAAATGGCGAGCAGAATGGGGATTAGAGAAGTTTAGAAAGTATATTTCTACACACACACTAAAACAGCAGTTGCTTGTAGATTTCGCAGATCAATGGAAGAAAGGAAACAAAGGAGAATGGCAGGAATGGAAATAGATCCAAATAAAGCAGTAGAGTTTATTCTTAAACACAGCAAGCCTTTTGCGCAGGCTAAAGCTAATCGAGTTCATATTGAGAACTATCTGCGATCCAAGAAAAGCCTACTCATGGCTCAGGCTAAGGCTACAACTATCTCAGGCGCAGAAGCAGAAGCCTATGCGCATCCTGAGTATATAGCCCTGCTAGATGGCTTAAAGGTGGCTGTAGAGGAAGAAGAAGAATTAAAATGGAAGCTCATTGCTGCTCAGGCTCGCATCGAGATCTATAGAACTGAATCGGCAAACAATCGAGCTATGGATAAATATACTCAATGAATGATATTTGGTTTAATTTAATAATATTACACAAATTGGTTACAGTCTTTGCATCAATCTACTTAATCTTTATATATTAAATGAGTGATTTGCCCTATTACTTTGGCATAGTAATCTTTGCTATAGTAGCCTTTTCTATTTGGGTAACTTTTAAATGAACTACAGAAACAAAGATCTGCTCCGAGCAGTAAGCCAGCTTCCATGCCAAATCTGCGGATTAGAAGGTCAAACACAGGCGAGCCATAGTAATCAGTTAGAAGATGGCAAAGGCATTGGAATTAAAGCAGATGATTGCTATATTGCAGCAATCTGTATTTCATGCCATGCAGAGATAGATCAGGGCAAAACCTATACAAAAGATGTTCGCAAAGCTGTATGGGATAAAGCGCACAAGCGCACCATTGGAGAACTCTTTAAGCGCAATAAGCTAAAAGTTTTACTATAGCTCTAAGGGATCAAACCCTAGCTCTTTGCCTACCATATGGCATCTAGTTCTAAATTCTTTGCCATGCTGCGCCCACTTATGACCACTTCTTTTATAAAAGCTCATATGAATCATTTCATGCGCCATAGTCCGAATAACAGTATCTAGGAATCCGCATCTAGCTGATGAAATGGTAATGATATGCTCCCATCTCTCTCCATCATCATAAAGATAAGTTCCCATAACATCAGGATCACAATCTACAACAAACTTTACTTGCTCAGGCAATGGGAGCTTCCATTTACTAAATGGTTCGCAGCAATACAGGGTGCAGTATATGTGTTCGAGGATTGCTGGACTAAGTTTCATAGTTGTAGAATCTCGCCCCTAAACTGAACAGAATCTTCATCATTAACCAATACCATTTCAGGCATTAGTAGCTTTCCTTCTTCCCAAGATGCCATTATAAAACCTTGCCGCCAATCCTTAGCGTTATCTTCACAATATACAAAGGCATCCGAGTTTACATCTGCGAGAGTTCCTGTTTGAACTCCCCAATAGGTTTTCTGATCAAATGTAGAGATAGGGCTAAGAGTGAGAACATGAGTATGCCCTGTAAAGATATTGCAGAAGCTCGCCTGCACATTGTTATAGCCAGCATATCTTCCGCCCTTATGCCTATGCTTTACTACAGTATCTTCATTGATCCAAAAGCTCCAGCAAGTTTCCCAATTAGGGAAGTGATCTTTAAGAGAGAAGTTATCTACTCCACTAAACTCAGGCACTCTTGAAACCAAGAATGATTCATATCGCATATCATGGTTTCCCATAGTCCAAATCAATCTACATCCAGCAGGGCGCACAGCTTCAATCGCATCAAGATGGGTTTTGCAATAGTTAAGCTCATCTAATACTGATGGCTTCCGATCATAATTTATAGATGGGAATCTACTAAGCACAGCCCCATCAAAAGCATCTCCATTGCAGATGACAGCGCTAGGCTTGAAATGCTCAATGAATTTAATCAGCGCCTTAAATCCTGTAGTTGTATAGTCAGTAAAGTGCGCATCGGAGAATATGATTACTCTACCCTTTTCTAAATCCATTCCCCTTCTAACAGAATGGGTAACAGCTTCTAGTCTTTCTTTTAGTGCTTTTTGCCTTGCTAGTTTTTCTTCTTTTTTACTATTGTTATATTCTTCTCTTAAACAAGCATCTGTAGGTAATTCAATCTTCTGCTTAATCTCTATGTTTCTGCGCCTATTATAAATAGCTCTTACACTAAATCCTGTAGCTTTAGCCATCAATGTAGGACTAGGGTTTTCTTTCCATTTGGCTATAAACTCATCATCAGTTAAGTAAAAGCCTGCACCATTCCTATTCATCATATGCTTACCTTATATAATAAGATTACACAGATAATAACTGTTTAATAAGAAAATTAAAAGTAATCAATCACTTAGGGATAACCATATGGCTTTGCGCCCCAAAACAATCTGTAACTGGGCAGGATGTGGCAAGACCATAGATCAAGGAAGGTATTGCGATAAGCATGAAGCTCTGCATCAGATCAATGAGAACAAAAGAAAAGCCATCAGGAATACAGACTATAGCCGAATGTATACTTGGAATTGGCGCAAGTATTCATCTACCTACCTAAAGGCTCATCCCCTTTGCTTAAAGTGTTTAGAGGATGGGAAATTAATTCCAGCTACAGAAGTAGATCATATAGTTCCGCATAAGGGAGATAAGGATCTTTTTTGGTTAGAGGATAACCATCAGGGCTTATGTAAGCCTTGCCATAGTCGCAAGACAGCCCAAGAAGATGGGGGATTTGGCATTAAGGCAAAGACTATCGAGAATAATAATTGATAGATTATGGCTATAGGTAGAAGTGGGGGGATATTTTGAAGTAGAATTTAGACAGCGCACAAG